TTCGGATTGTCTTGGTTGTTCGGATTGCTCACTCGTGCCACATAACCCATCGTCTCCTCTGCGTTCGGTGTCACTGTTATTAATTTTACGTTCATGTTTTCGGAATAGTTTAGCATATTGCACTTCTTGAGTGCTATAGAGATCAGGTTGTTTTTTCGCTCGTTTAATTAAGATTTTTGCTGCTTTCCTACTCTTCATGTAGGTATTTATGCGTATGGTCGTGTAACGCATCAAATATCTCGTCAGCGAGGTCATCTAAATCCTCGGTATCAGACTCAAAATGGAAGTCATCACGCTTTCTTTGCAGTGCCTGATCCGCTAGTTTTGAGATATGACTTTTTATCGAAGAGGGGTGGAGAAACTCCTCCGTCACACCATCCAATATTTTTGATTCGTTTTCCATCTCTGAGTTTGTCATAGTAGCAGTTAAATACGTCCATTTTGACACCCATCACTATATCATAGTGATCGGTAAATTCTTCACTACCATCCTTACGATCAAGATAGGTAACTATCCATGCGTTTGTAGGTAGTTTCTTGTCCTTCTTCTTGTCAGAGGTGCAATCAATATGTAAGAAGGTCAAAGAATACTTATCTGACACTTCTTCTATTTCCTGATTACCCTCCCAGATCATCCTCTGTTTCCCCATTCTATTTGTGGGAATGCTTCAGCAACCACCGCTTTAGTGATTCTATACTTAGATTGTAAATCTTGATTACATGCAGATACTAGCATATTTGCTTCATCAGCGTGTAAACCCTCTAGCAACTGTACAAACAGTTGTTCGCGTCTCATACCCTTAATACTGCTGTCACCGCCCTTGAAGAACCTGTAGAGACCTTTATATTCATGAATTAGACGAGTATGCTCTGTTCCTGCAGGAGCGTCATTAGGTGTAAAAGGAACTTCACCCTCTGGTAGTAAAAACTCTAGAGAGTCGTCAAAATTGATGATTAAGACAGAACGTAGTCCTTGACTGTTATACTCTTGAAGTAAATCTACCTTTTCTTTTTTAGTTTTAGCAGAAGATACTTTTTGAAGTATTTCAGTTAATAATGCATCTTTTGGTAATTTTCTTGCCATTTCAAGTCACAATTTGGTAATATTATATCAGTCTTCGTCATCTTCGTCAAGTAGGTCGTCTGGATCGGTAAAACGAACTGCTAAGAGTTCCTCATTTACGTATGATCCACCACCATCTAGAAATTCTGGATGAAGATTATTTAACTGACGTTTGTATGTGTGGGTGTCCACAGCGGATTTATAAATCCAACCTATTATACCTCCCATAACGAATGTTATTACCATTCCCGCAGCGGAGAAAAATAGGATTATGTTAGTTTCCATTAGCATTCCTCAATAAGTCTATTCTTAGTCGAATTGACCACCTAAAGAAAAAGAAGGTGCGATCAAACCAACTGGGTTTACGTCTCCTCCTGCTTCTTGGAAGCATAACTTCTATGCCTTTATTTAGTTCGTATTCTCTTACGTCTTTTTGGTTTCTTCGCTTGTTCGTAGTTCCACGCATCACTTAGTATTCCATATAGAAATTTTCTTATCTTACGAGCATCATCAGTATTGAGATTAGGATATGCTCCTTTGATCTCTTGACCCCCATGTTTTATGTAGTGGTCGAGATCGTCTATTGTACAGGATATGTTCCCTGCAGTGCCAGATTCTACAAATCTGGTAACATCACTTTTCTTGAAATTATTCTCTTGGAGAAATTTTGCCATATTGAACGTATTACGACCTGTCTTAAGAATTGCTCGGTCATAAACCTCTTCAATAATGTCAACTAGTGTGTCTTCTGGATCCATCTAATAAATTGTGTTCTTTTAAGTATTTTACTGTATCGGTGCAACCACCTAATTTTACACCATTTAGTTGCACTTGTGGGAATGTTGCACCTCCTCCAAATTCCTCATAGAAGGCAAATCTATCGAAATGCTCATCTAATTTGTATTCCCTGTATTTGAAGTTACACAAGTCTAGCACTTGTTTGACCTGAGTGCAATAAGGACATCCATCTTTGGAATAAACTGTAAAGTTCATAGAATGGTAAAAAACCTATTTAGAAAAAAATCACCCAAATTTTTTTTTCGACTTTTTGGGGAACTGAAAGTCATTTTACCTCACCAGTCATCATCTGTCAACGTTGTTACAGGACAAGGTGGTGCTGTGTTGTGATAGTTGATGTGTAATACCTCTATGAAGACAAGAGAACACAATAATATCATGTTGATCTGGAACAAAGGATGCTTGAGTAAATTCATCGCATAAAAAAGACCCCTACTATGTAGAGGTCAGTATGTTAATAAGATATGAACTTAGAATGTGTACTTAGCACCCATCTTCACACCGTATGCGTTGTCAGCAGTCTCGTCTGTTTGAACAGAGATCTCACCGTAAGCACCGATTGAGTCTGTAAGAGCAAGTGATCCACCAACGTAACCGATGAAGTCTGTTGAAGACTCACCGTTGTCTGGAGAATCTACGATAGGACCACCAGATACGTACCAGTTCTCACCTTCCCAACCGATTTGTAATTCTGTTGATAGACCTGTGTAGTCATCACCTGAGAATGATTGGACTGTTTCTACATTCACATAAGGACCAGCAAATGCTGCACCTGCGAATAGGAATGGTGATGCTGCAACTGCAGCGATTGTTGATTTAATAGACATGAATTTGTTTTAGTCTCTCGCAAGGAAAAACCCTGCGGATGGAAATACTTTCGACAAAGTATTTTACATTCTACGCAGGGGCACGATCTTTCGATCCCTTTGTTATGTAATGGTATTTATCATAACATTTTCTTCGGGATCAGTCAACACCCCTTGTGACAGTGATGTGACAGTTGCCCATGCCTCATCAAAGAGTTCTAGACCCTTATCTGTCAGGACATGCTGATACATAGCTTCAAATACCTTTGGAGGTATGGTGCAGATGTGAGCACCCGCAGCAAATGATCTGCTGACATCTTTTACGTTACGTAATGATGCAGATAGTATTTCTGTCTCATGTACATATTGTCTTTCAAATATTGTTGCGATCTCTTTGATCAAACCAATACCATCAAAAGAATTGTCATCAACTCTTCCTACAAATGGAGAAACATAAGTTGCTCCTGCTTTTGCTGCTAGTATTGCTTGTGCTGCTGAGAATATGAGTGTTACATTCACTCTAATATTCTGATTTGACATCTCTTTGCATGCCTTAAGTCCTTCTGGTGTGCAAGGAACTTTAATAGTAACCACACTACCAAAAAGACTTATAAGTCTGCTTGCTTCTGCTAACATCCCCTCAGAGGTGTCTGCAACGACCTCCATGCTGATGTCTTTGATACCAAGGTGTTTTAGGTCATAATAAACTTTATCAGGAAGTTTTCCTGCTTTCATCATGAGAGTAGGATTAGTTGTTAATCCATCAATTAGTCCAGTAGACCAGAACTGTGAGACAGTTTCTACGTCTGCTGTATCAAGAAATAGTTTCATAAGTTAGTCGTCATAAACGAGACACTCTGGTTCATCAGGGTGCATCTCGCAAAATAGTTCAAGTGCGTTTGGATCGTGGTGATCTTCTGGGTGATGATTGTGATATACTTCTAGTTCGTGTAACTCTTCTTTGTAATGTCTGCGAGCAGCAGGACTAGTAGTAGGGTCATCTAGGATTGCTTGGTCTTGTGCAATATGTTCTTCGATTGTTTTCATCTTTCTTATCCTATACTATACAAGTATTTATTGTCAAGACTGATCCAAACTACCATGTTGTCTTCTAATTTCACGTAATTCCTCAAAATCTTTTTGTTTTGTACCCCCATCATAACTCCAAGCGTAACCTTCTGCAATCATTTGTTCGTTTATGCTGACTTCCTCATCACCAATATATAACCAACCAAGCAAACGACCATACTTACCAACCCCGCCTTTAAGTTCAGTTCGTATAATGAGTTCATCATCTCCATTTATTGTATCCTCTAATTGTTTTTTTAACCAGTTTGTTGCGTCGATTCCGAGTGCTTTTTCTTCAAGATTTCTTGTTCTTTTTTCTGGAGTATCGACTCCTGCAACGCGGACTCTTTCTTTTTTATATAACTCGAATCCGAGGTCGATTGTAACATCTATTGTGTCTCCGTCAACTACTCTGTTTATCTCCGTCACTCGGAAGTTGTAACAACTCTTCCGACTCGGTGGGATCATTGTGGTCATTGTAATACTCTAATATAGCACTATATATGTCTTCGTCAAGTGTTTGTAATTTCTTTTGTTGTCTTTCGTATTGCACGTTTCTCCTTGCAAACTCCATGAGGGTGTAATAGTCTTGCATAACATCATTTGCCTCGGCAGGAGGTGTCACAGGTGCGGGAGCACACATCGTCAATGCGAATAGTAGTGGTGTGTATTTAATCATTAGGAAAAAAGTGATCCCATCGTAGTATGTAGTATATCACAACTGACACACAAACCACAAGTATTCCTACCATCCAGACAATACCCCAGACTACCATTACTTAATCAATTCCGACTCGTCTATTGCTTCTCTAATAATTCTCTTGAGTTGTTTTGCTTGTTTCTTATTGATAGATCCAAGTGAGGTGTCTATCTTTACCTTTACCCAGTAAAGACCTATAAGAACTAAAGTAAAAGGAATTGCATCTCCCCATGAGATTTCATTCCACGCTTCAACTACGTTTAATACTGAAAAATAATCCATTAATCTCTTTGTCTCCAATCATCTGATCTATCATTTCGGAACCAGTCTGCAATGTCATCTGCACCACTGAAACCTTTCTTATGCTTTTTTGGATCTGAATCTCCAATGTCTAAAAATTTAAGACAAGATCCATCT